GCCCCCGGCGTGAACGACCCCCGCCGCGCCAAGGTCCGCACCGCCACTGAACAGATGCTTCTCCACCAGGACATTCTTTTCGCAAAGAACTTTTTCCATGCTGGCGTCTGGGCAAACGAGCTGACCGGCACCACCAACGGCAGCGGCTCTAAGGAGTTCGTGAAGTTCAACGACACTTCTTTTGACCCCATCGGCTTCTTCGACGACCTGCGCACCGAGATCAAGCGCCAGGGCCGCCGCACCCCGAACCGCCTGGCTCTGGGCATCCAGGCCTACAACGCCCTGAAAAACAACCCCTTCGTGAAGGAGAGCGTGAAATACACCGGCACCACCGCAAACCCGGCCATCGTTACGCCCAACGTTCTGGCGCAGCTTTTCGGCGTTGAGCAGGTGAAGATCCTGGAATCCACCTACAACTCCGCAAGCCTGGGCCAGAAGGAGAACATGGAGTTCATTTGCGACCCCAAGGCCGCGCTTCTGTGCTATGCCACCCCGACCCCGCAGATCGACGAGCCCTCCGCGGGCTACATTTTCACCTGGGATATGCTAGGCAACGGCGCTTCTGTCGCCTTTGACCAGTACGAGGGCGAAAACGGCACTCACGCGGAGTTCATTGAAGGCCTGTGCGCTTCCGACATGAAGAAGACTTCTGACGACCTGGCAATCTTCCTGAAGGACTGCGTCTAAGGAGGATGCCATGGGATACACCTGTCTGAAAATGGCGACCTTCGGCGGCGTGAAATACCGCCCGGGCGACGTTGTGGAGGCTGAAATGATCCAGCCGGGCAGCGCAAGGGCAATGCAGGACATGGGCATTATTGCCGAGTTCCAGGATCTCGAAGTGGGCAAAATCGAAACGCTGACCCTCCCCATTACTGCGGAGGGCGGCGTGGTAGAGCTTGACGCCACCCCGGACGCCGTTGTCCAGGCTGTGTGCATTTTGCAGCAGCGGGCAGAGGAAGCGGTGACGACCATTGCCGAGGTTGAGGACCAGAGCGTCCTTATTCTGGTGAACGCCTGCGACAGCCGCAAGAGCGTCAAGGCGGCCGCCAAGGAGCGCGGCGTGTTCCTGGAAGATGAGGCTGCAAAGGCCGTGCAGGAGGCCCCGGAGGGCGGCTCCGAGGGGGTGAGCTGATTGGCACAGCTCACATACACCTACGACGCGAGCAAAATCGCCGAACACGGCCTTGACCAGATGCGTTTCGAGCTGGGGGACACGATGGTGGATGGCGGCGTGGAAACCTGTGCGCTGAGCGACCAGGAATACAAAGCCGTTATTGAAGCCTACCCCCGCTGGAAACGTGCAAAGCTGGCCTGCGTGGAAAGCATTCTGCGCCGGTTTTCCTACGAGGTGAACACCAAGGTTGGAGAACTGAACCTCTCCCTGAGCGACCGCTTGGACTACTGGAAAAAGCTCTATTCTGACTTAAAGGCAGATGTGAGCGCTTCCGCCCCGCTGGCAAACCCGGCGGCTATCAACGGCGACCACTATTTCTACGCTGGCATGATGGAGAACCACGGGACCGGCAGAGGAGGCGGCGGCCATGTTTTACCTTAGACCCGGGAACCTTTACAAGGACTTTGTGATCGAACCACACATAGCGGAAAAGAGCACGACCGGGCGGGCAACTGCGAAATACGACACGGAGAGCCGACAGCTTCTCCGCGGCGTGCTTTCGGACGCTTCCCCGGAAGTAATCGAACGATTCAGCCAGAACGCGCACCCTGTTACACACCAGATCGCGCAGCGTGGCAGGCCCAAGGCCAAGGCTGGCGACCGCCTTCTTTTGGAGAACCGGGCGTACTACGTTGAAGGCGTGGACCCGCTCGGGGACCTGGGCCTTTATACGCTCTACTACGTTCAGCAAAGGGAGGACACGCACAATGGAAATTGATATTTCTGGCGCCGTCCAGGGCTTTGTGCAGGACGTGGAAAAACAGGCTGCGAGCCGCGCCGAGCGTGCCGCACACGTTATTCGCAAGTACGAACTAAGCGTGCTGTCGAACAACCCGAAGCGCAGCGGCAAAGTATACCGCAAGCCTGCGAGCAATAAGACCTACACGGCATCCGCCCCCGGTGAACCGCCCGCCCTTCGCACCGGCGACCTCCGCCGGAGCTTCCGACCGCTTGCAAAGAGCGAAATCGTCCAGAGCGCCAAGCATTACACGCCTGGCATCCGCACAGATGTGAAGTATGCGCCGTTCCTGGAAGACGGAACCAACAAAATTTCCCCGCGCCCCTACGCGGAGGAGATCAAGCAGAAGGCCTTCCCCGAGGTGAAGGCTATTTTTGAAGAAAAATACACCTAAGAGGAGGGCAGCCCCATGGGCCTTATGAAGGAAACCACATCCGCGGCGATTGATACAACCGCCATCCACCCCGGCGACCTGATCCGCGCAAAGTACGCAGACTGGAACGAGGCAAAGAACGGTATTGTTACCGCCGTGACCGGCGGGGAAATCCGCTGCCTTTATTTTCCGGGCATCCGGAACGTGTGCAATTACTTTCTGATCGCGGCAGACGAGGTCACAGAAGGGCTTTGGGAAATTTCCTGGAGCACCGACATGAAGACCATCCAGACCGAGGGAGTACAGCATGACGCTTGAAGAACTTATCTATAAGCGGATCTCTGAATCCGCCGCCGCTGAACGGCTGGCGCTCCACAACGGGGCACCGGCCGTTTTCTTTGGCCCGGTGCCTACCGACACGGACCCGGGCTGGGCCGGGGCTGAACAGTATCCGCGTATTTCCTACACCATCGACATGAGGGCAAACCCCGAGCGCCAAACCGCCGGGAATCTGTACCTTGATGTTTGGTGCCTGGACAGCGGGACCGCGCCGGAGGCCGTAGAGCCCAGCGTCCGGGCTGCCCTGTGCGACGTTATTGTGGCGCCGCATGAACAGCCCCCGTACAGCCTGGCGTGGGTTACAAGTGAAACCTTCGAGGCCACAAAGCAGCTTGACAAGAGCGCCCGCGTCATTGGCGTGACGGTGACTTTTGATCTGTATGCGCTGCCGCAGCAGGAAACCACCGACCCGGACCCCATCATGGCGATGAACGCCTTCACGAACAGGTGGAGCGACGCTGTGACCGTGATTGGAAGCGACCGCATGGGCGAGTATACGGAGCCGTCGGACGAGCGCCCGGCGGCTTATTTCCGCCTTGCAAACTACCACCTGGCACAGGAAACGCACACTGTGGCGTGGATGGAAGGCGTCCTGGTGGGCCACATGATCGCACCGACCTATGCAGGCCGCCAACGTTGGCTCAAAGCCTTGGCGGACGAGCTTGCAACCCGCGGGGAAGTCGAAATGCTGGACACCTCGCCCATGTTTATACGCGCTCTGGAAGTGGACGGGAGCCTGGACCCGCTGACGGCCGGGCAAATGCGCCTTGGCGTCCGCTGGGGAATCCTGAAACGGCCGAAGTTCGCCCACAAGCTGAACCACATCAACACGAATTACAACTACAACCCGTAAAAGGAGGCTATTATGGCAGAAACCAAAACCACGGCTGCTGCGCCCGCAGAGGCGGCGGCCACCTATACCGCGGCCGAGCTTATCGCAGCAGCCCCGGCAAAGTTTGGCGTTTCGCCGGATGTTGCCACCGCTGCCCTGCGCATGGCTTGCAAGAAGACTGCCACCGTTGAGGAGGCAAGGGCCATCATCACCGAGTTTGCGACCAAGGAGGTGAAATAATATGGCTGGCACTTATTCTGTGGGCGAAACCAAGACCCGCCCCGGCGTTTACCACCGGCGTTATAGTGTTGGCGGCGGTGAACTGGCTGGCGCCCTGAATGGCGTTGGCATGGGCATCATTCGCGCCAACTGGGGTCCCCTGAACAAGGCCGTTGCCTTTGAACCGTCCACCAACGTGAACGCGGTATTTGGCAACGGCAACACCGAGGACCTTATCACCGAAATGTTTTCCGGTGGCATTTCCAGCGGCTATTTTGTCCGCTGTGGCACCGGCGGCACCGCGCCCACCATTACCCTGAAAGATGACGCGAAGGCCGACGTTGTGACCATTACCGGCGCCTATGTTGGCGACCGGGCTTTCACCGTTTCCATCCGCGACAGCCTGACCGGCGACGGCCGCGAGTGCATCATTTACGAGGGCACGACCGAGTTCTTGAAGGTGACGTTTGCGGCCGACAAGAAGGAACCCGCTGGCCTGGCTGCTGCCATCAATGCAGCAACCAAGGATTTCATCGCCAAGGCAACCGCCGCAGGCTCCGGCGTTATGGCTACCGTTACCCAGTCGGCTATGACCAAGGGCACCCAGCCCACCACGAACACCGTAAGTTACAGCGCGGCCCTGGACGCCTTCGACGCCGTGCGTGGCAATGTTATCTGTGTGGACACCGACGACGCGGCTGTCCATGCCCTGGTGCAGGCTTACATCACCCGTACCTTTACCGGCGGCGGCTACCTGATGGGCTGTGTTGCCGAGAATAAGGGCGTTGAGTTCGACACCCGCACGACCCACGCCGCGGCCTTCAATGACGAGAAGATGCACTATTGCGTCAATGGCGCCCTGAATGCCACAGGCGACGACTACAACGGCTACAAGCTGGCCGCCCGCATTGGCGGCATGATCGCTTCCGTGGCTTCCAACGTGGCCCTGACCCACACCGTGGTGAAGGGCTTTGTGGACCTGGACGAAGGCCTGACCAATAGCCAGATCGAGAAGGCGTTGAAGCGCGGCTGCATCGTGCTGACCAAGAACGCTTCCGGCCAGGTGCAGATCGAGCAGGGTATCAACACCCTGGTGAGCCCGGACGGTGACATGGATGCAGGCTGGAAGAAGATCCGCCGCACCAAGGAACGTTTCGAGCTTATGCAGCGCATCGACGACAGCCTGGACCCCATTGTGGGCAAGCTGGACAACGACAGCGACGGCCGCGCCACCGTTATTGCCATGGGCAAGGCAATCATTGCCGCCATGGTGGGCGAAAAGAAGCTGACTTCCGGCGATATGTACGAGGACGACAGCAACCCGCCGCAGGGCGATTCCGCATGGTTTATCCTTGACATTGTGGACAAGGACAGCTTGGAACACGTCTATCTGGCGTATAAGTTCCGTTTCGCCACCGAAGTGAGCGAGTAAAGGAGGAAATGAGCTATGTATAATCAGTCCGGCCCGGCCGACAGCCGCAAGGTTTTGAGCGGCAAGGACGCGGTCCTTTTTAACGGCGAAGGCGTTATGCTTGCCACCATTGAGAGCTTCCAGGTCCAGGTGAACGTTTCCAATTCTGATTATCAGCCCCTGGGCGACGCGCAGGTGCACGCCGCTATG